CGACGACCTCTGCCCACGCGAGCGGCACTGGGTAGAACCCGATTTGGTAGTCGGAACCGGGCTTGTACTCGGGAATGACGCACACGGTTGTGTTGTTCATGTACAGGGTGGCGCACCTGTAGAGGAACTGGGGCCACGTCTGGAACTCGTTGGGGCTCGTCTCAATCGCACGTCGGATGCGCGGTCGTGCGTTGCCTTCGATCTCGGGCTTGAGCTTCGAGCACGCGATAGCGAAGCGCTCGATAACAGAGCGCACGAGAACCTGCTGGTACATCGACCCGCTCCACCCGACCGTGTAGGGCTTGTTGCCAACGGTTTCCATGGCAGAGGCGGTTTTGCCCCTGTTCTTTCCGAGAATCTTGTCGAGGATTTTTACCATACCGTCCCAGCCCGTCCCACGCATGGTACACTTGCTTAAACAGCGTAGTACCATAAACGGTACATTGCTCGTTCGTTCGGCGATGTACCGGTTTGGCACCGATTTGCACCGCTTAGGAGTGGTTTTGGGTAGGAAGACCAAATTGGAACAGGCTGTCGAGAAGCGCACCGCAGACATGAATGAAGCGCAGAGGGCCATCGTACTCGCCCAGCTTGCGGAATATCGCCGTAACAAGTCGAGACTCTCAGAGATAGCCGACAGGCTGTATGCACTCAACGCCATTCCAGCGGCGACGCGTGATGAGATAAGGCTCAAACAGGCAGAGAGGTCTGCGCTCGCGTACGAGCACAACCAGCTGTCCATAGCTAACAGCCGCATATCGGCCGACCTGTTCGACATTCTCGGAGACGAGGAGGGGAAATGAAGGACAAGAGCTGCGACACATGCGCACACAAGACGGCGGAGACGCAGGATGATCAGGGCAACCGCATGGTTGAATGCGAACTGAACGACTTCCAGCTGTATTTCCCGTTCGCGATCGAATGCAAGCACTGGGAGAGGCGCATTGACGAGAAGTAGGCGAATATCGGCGGCTGAGCAATACCTGCTCGACGTGCAATCGGGCAAGGTCATCGCGTGCAAGCGAATCAAGCAGCTCGCCGACATGATGCTCCCAAGGTTCGCCAACGGGTACAAGCGCTGGCACTTCGACATCGACAAGGCGGAGAGACCGTGCACGTTCATGGAGCAGTTCCTCGTGCTGCCCGAATCTGGCGAACCGATGGTTCTCGAACCGTTCCAGAGGTGCATGATAGAGCTCATGTTCGGATGGGTTGACGAAGACGGCTACAGGCAGTTCTGGGAGGTTCTGTGGGAGCTTGCCCGCAAGAACGCGAAGAGCACCACCGGTGCCGCAATCGGCATCTACATGCTCGTCGCAGACGGCGAAGGCGCGCCGCAGAACTACCACGTGGCGACGAGCAAGAGCCAGGCATCCCTCGCGTACGGCGTCGCGCTCAAGATGGTTCGCCGATCCAGGGAGTTGTCGAAGCTGCTCCGCAAGGGCACCGTCCCAGACCGAGACCAAGACGGCATCATATGCGACAGGAACAGCGGCTACATAACCGTGCTCACGAACCAGACGCGGCACCTCGACGGACTGAACGTGCACTTCTGCCTGTTCGACGAGATGGCGGCGTGCACGAACCGAGACCAGTACGACCTCATCAAGCAGGCCATGTCCGCGAGGAAGCAGCCGCTCATACTGGCTATCACCACGAACGGGTTCGAGCGCGAGAACCTGTTCGACGACCAGTACGACTACGCATGCGGGATACTCGACGGCAACATTGTGGATGACCGAATGCTGCCCATCATCTACGAGCTTGATGACCGAAGCGAGTGGACTGACGAAGACTGCTGGATAAAGGCGAACCCAGGGCTCGGAACCATCAAGTCGTGGGACTACATGAAGGACGCCGTGAACAAGGGCATGCAAGACCCGTCGTTCTTGCCGACCCTCATGACGAAGGACTTCAACATGCCCGAGTCGCGTGCAGCCGCGTGGCTCACGTTCGAGGAAGCGGTCAACACCAAGCCGATGCCAGAACTGCCCGAATCGGGCAAATACTCCGACATCGGGTTCCGCTACGGCATAGGCGGGTTTGACGCATCGGACACCACCGACCTGAGTGCGGGAAAGTTCCTTATGATGCGCAGGGATGACCCGACGATATACGAGCTCTCGATGTACTGGTTGCCAGAGGACGCGCTCCGCAAAGGCGATGGCTACAGGCGCGAGCGCGATGACGTCCCGTACCGCCAGTGGGAGGAGCGCGGGCTGCTGCGCACGGTTCCAGGGAACACGGTTCCGAAGCGCGTGTTCGTCGAATGGCTTGAGGAAATCAAGCAGAACTACGACGTGTACACGTTCGCAGTGGGCTACGACCCCTGGCACATCCTCGGAACCGACGAGGAGCAGCTCAGGAACTACACGGGCAAGGAGCTGTGCGAAGCTGTGCGGCAGGGGCCGCAGACGCTCTCCATGCCCGGTAAGGAGCTACGTGCCCAGTTCGCCGCGAACAAGGTTGTCGACGGTCACAACCCGATCAACGAGTGGTGCCGCATGAATGTGCAGGTGTCCACCGACAACAACGCCAACATCAAGTTTCACAAGATGGCGGGCAAGGCGGTGAACCGAATCGACGGGTTCATGGCCGAGCTGTGCGCTTACGTGGCGCTGCTCCGCCACAAGGATGAATACGAAGCGAACGTTTAAGGAGCGGAGATGAGGTACGTAAGCCTGTGCAGCGGAATCGAATCAACCACGATAGCGTGGGGAAACCTCGGATGGACTCCACTTGCGTTCTCGGAGATAGACCCGTTCGCGTGCGCTGTTCTCGCATACAGGTTCCCAGACGTCCCAAACCTCGGAGACATGATGAAGATCGATTGGAAGGAGTTCCATGAGCAACACGGAATCATCGACGTGCTCTTCGCAAGCACCCCATGCCAGAGCTTCTCAATTGCCGGGAATAGACTGGGACTCGATGGCGAATCAGGGCTTATGTGGGGATTCGTGCGTGCAGTCAGAGACCTCATCGACGCATCGGAAGGGACAAGCCCAAGGTACGTCGTGTGGGAGAACGTGCCAGGATGCCTTTCCAGCGGTGGCAAAGGCAAGAAGGGGGAAGATTTCAGATGCCTGCTCGAAGCCCTGGATGAGTGCGGGTTCGGTGTATCATGGCGAGTTTTGGACAGCCAGTTTGCCAGAATTCCAGACGGGCAAGCTAGTGGATTCAGGGGGCCGGTACCGCAACGCCGCAGGCGTGTCTACCTTGTCGGAAGTCTTGGTTCGTCGGGCTCCGAAGAAATACTCTTTGAGCGCTCTTGCCTGCAAGGGAATCATCCGAAGAGCAGAGAAGCGCGGGAAGCCCTTGCCGAAGATATTACGAGAAGCCCTGATGCGGGTAATTGCGCAGGATTCAAGTGGTACCAAGGATCGGCAGCAAAGGGCATAGGGTATGAGGTTGGCGTTTCACCAACTCTCGCAGTGAGCGACAGCCACGTGCCTGCAATCATAAGCGTTGGTTCCGTCAGGGAAAACGCGGCAATTGAAAACGATATGTGCGGCACGCTAGACGCTGGGCACGAACAGCCTATCGTCGTGATTGATCGAGCTGCCTTTAACCAGGGCAAGAATGCGCAGTACCCCCCCCACATCGAACAGACGACACTGATGGATACGCTCGTGGCGAGGGGGCCGCATGCTGTGTGCTATCGAACGGAGACGATGTGATAGGAGCGTTATGTGCGAGCGACCACAAGTGGGTTCAGAACCAGCAAGTGACGCAGGGGAAGATCATATGCCAGAAGACAGAATAACCGTGTACATGCTAAAGACCAGAGGTGGCGCGAAAACGTACATGAAGGATGATGGCAAAGTCGGCACCGCAGGCAAAGGCGGGCTCGTCGGGGAGGACGTCAGCTTTACCATAGGCGTGACGCAAGACCAGACGATGTTCCAGCCAGTCGATGATGAATATGTCGTGCGCAGGCTCATGCCCGTTGAGACCGAGCGGCTTCAGGCTATACCAGATGGGTGGACTGACCTCACGGGATGCGACGTCGATGAAATCACGGAGAAGGTCGCCGCCGTGCTCGGCTATGAAATCGGAACCACCAGTTACTCGAAGCTCCGAAGGAACATCGTCAAATGGTCGAAGGACTGTCCGGACTCGCCACGGTACAAGGCCACGGGCAATTCGATAACAACGCTTGTGCTTGAGATAATCGGAAAGCGCATCGAAGCATATGACACCCTGCATTATGACGAGGTGGGGTTGCAATGACGTGGGTATGTGAATCATGTTGGAAGGAAACAGATTTGTTGTTCGAGGACGAAGACGGAAACGCCGTATGTGAGGAATGCCTGATGGAAGACAAGGCAGTGGTCGAGGTTATCCCGAGGTTCGACCAGATGGCGTTCGTGCCCAGGAAAGACCATGCGCCAAACTACACGCTCATCGACTTGGACTACCCGATGTACGGGACTGTGGTCGTCAAATGCGGAGGTAAGAAATTCGACCTGCGCGTTGTGCAAAAGGCGCTCGCACTTGTCGACGAATTGCACAGGAAGGAGAACGCATGAAACACGCGCTCTACAGCGGTTCAAAAAACCTCTACGGGGACATGCAGACAGCAGCGAAGTCGCTCATAGCCAACAGCGACGTGGACAAGGTGTGGCTGCTCACCGAAGGGGAGTACGACTACTGGCTCCCAGATTTCTGCGAGGTGCTCGATGTGAGCGGCCAGGAGTTCTTCCCGCCAGAGTCGCCGAACATGTCATCGCGGTTCTCGTACCTCGCCCTCATGCGTGCTGCGCTTGCGCTCATGCCCGAGCTTGCGGACGTCGACCGAATCCTCTCGCTCGACGTGGATACCATCTGCTGTCGTAATGTGTCCAAAATATGGGACATGCCAATCGATGACTGCTACTTCTCGGCCACATCAGAGCCAACCGAGGTCAAAAAGTTCAAGAACATGCTCTACTGCAACACGGGCGTGGCGCTCTATAACTTGAAGAAACTGCGCGACGGTAAGGCGCAGGAGGTCGTTGACTGCCTGAACTGGCGCAAATACCCGAACATAGAGCAGGACGTGTTCAGCTTCCTGTGCCAGGGGCACATCCACGACATGCCGACCGAGTACAACTACACGAGGTTTACCGGCCAGACGAACGTGACGAGGATCGAGCACTACGCCGGATACAACGCGAAGAGGTGGCGCGAGGAACCGCTCGTGAAGACGTATCGGGAAATGAGCTGGGACGAGGCGCTTATGCGCCACGAGAGCGTGGTGAGGAAACATGCCTAGCAAGCTCATGGTCTGCATACCGCAGTTCGACCACACGGTAAAGGGTGCGTGCGCCGAGTCAGTTGGCAACGCGATAGACCACGCCGAGAGCGCTGGGCTGCTCGACTCGGTGACCCACCGCTACCCTCGCGGCTATGGGATCGCTAGGGCACGCAACTACATGGCGCAATGGGCAATCGAAGCTG